TTTTCCTGTTTTTCTTCTAGTTGTATAACTCTTTTTGTAAAGCGTTGTAACAACTGTTCATAATTTTCTGTTGGTTTCATAACAGTTTCCTCTGGTTCTAAGTTTCCGTGTTTCATCGATTACGAATTTCTAATGTTTCCTTGATACTATTCATATCAGAAGCATTGTACCCAACTGCACTAGAGTCAGCACTAAAGACTTCATCAAATCCAGATTTTTCCAACAACTTATTTTTAATATCCAACTGCTTCTTTTCCTTTTGAATACGTCTTAAGAAGGCGTAGTAAATGATTTGGGTAAAATAAGCAAATGGATTAGTAGATTTTGATGGATCAAAATTATCGATATATTGTAAGCAATTTTCTATACCATCACAAATCATATCATCTTTAAACATGTAGTTAACAAAGTTTGGACGATAAGATAAATGTGTAGCAATTTTGAGGAAACACTCACCAATATAATCAGGCACTTTTGGATGAGGTTTACCCTCTTCCGCAGCTGCATGAACCTCCTTACGATAAATGACTAGAGCTTCTAGAAACTCTTTGTTATTCACATAATGTTCCTTTTTCTTAGCCATATATTTTTAGGTTGTCTAAAGTATATTATACTATAAAAATCAGTTTGGTGCAAGTGTGGCCACTTGACAAACTTACAAAAGTTATTTAGAATAACTCTGTCAAGGGTTCAGAGATAATTTAGCTATTTGATTTATATATTTTTTCTAGACTAGCTCTAGTGGTTTCAACACTTCCTAAATTTCCGTCCTCTTTTTCAAGAGCGACTTTGTTAGAATGTGGATGAATACCGTTATAATACTTTTTAAGTGTTGTTTTATATAACCTTCTAATTCTATCTTCACATTCTGTAACAGCATAAACTTTGTCGTGCGTCAAAAAACAGATTTCATCCTTTGAGAATTTCATCCAAGGGATAAGATCTACTTTAAACATATCTCCATGTGGTGTTGTTATTACATGTGATTTTACAAGAAATGGGCTGTCAACTATATACCCACCAACTTCTTCGTCTACTAAAATTTTGCCAATAAGTTCCTCACCGCCTATAAGTTTCACCATTCCTGTAAATTCTTGTCTTGGTTCTTCTTTATTCATCTTTCCGAAAATTAACTGGAATAATTTCATAATTAAATTTTTCTTGAGAATAAATTTTTATTCTCTCGATCAAATGGTTTAATGTATAATTTTTTTTATCTCCGTCACTGAAATCATCTGCGATATCATAAAGTGTAGCATTTGTTTTTTGATCTCCTTTTCTTAGAACCCTACCTATTGACTGTAAATTCCTAATTCTAGATTTAGAAGGAGATGCAAATATTACATTATGAAGATTTTTAATGTTAATTCCAGTTGAGAAGGTGCCGTAAGAGGCAACAATAATGGCATCATTTTCTTTCTCCGTTATGTATCGAACGTATTCTCGTTCTTCTGCTGCTACACCACCAAAAATAAAGAAAACCTTACGATCAGTAGATGTACTACTATTTATCAAATTGTAAAGGGGCTCTCCATGTTTTTCAACTCTTGCAAAAAGTATTAATGTGTTACCATTTTGATTAACAGCAAGATTACGAATAAAATTATTTCTCTTCTCTAAAGAACAGATATGTTCTATCTCATCATTATATGTATCAAACGTTTGTTTGTAGTGTTTTAGTAATAGAATGTTTATTTTTAATGTAGATAAGTATCCTTTATCAATCAAACTCTTTGTCTTTACTACCTTATCGACTGTACCAAACAGTCCTTCAAGAACTAATTTATTTACATTCTCACCATCTAATGTACCTGTAAAACCAATTCGATGTTTACAGTTATGTAACTTTGTCATGATACTGGTAAGAGATTTTGCTTTAAATAGATGAGCTTCATCTCCTATTACACAATCAAATCTTTCAAACCATTTTTTTGGTAGTTTGTATATTGACTGCCAAGTTGTTACTACCACTGGTTTTGCTGATATTTTTTCTTCACCAGAATATATTTTATGACAGTAATCTTTAGAACTCCATCCATATTCTTTGAAGTCTCCGACCAACTGTTCTACTAGAGATGTGGTAGGAACTACAATTAAAACTTGTGATCCACTATCAACAAACCATCTCACAATTGCATATATCATTAAAGACTTACCAGATGCAGTCGGTGACAGTAATAACTTACGATTCCATCTTAGCGCTTTATAAATTGCTGCAAGTTGATAATCTCTTACTTGCAAAGGTATATTTAAACTTTTAACGAAATCATGAATCGCTAAAGGTGTAATTGTTTTATTTTTTTCATTTGGTAAACCGTAGTCTTCGTCTTCGACATCAACATATTCATATCCTCTATTCTCTAACCAGTCAGTCAAGTAACTATACAGTCCACAATAAATTCTACCGTGAGCAGGACTGAACAATTTAATCTTTCCATCCCATATTTTCTTTTTGTATTGAGGCATGAACTTAGCGCCAGGCACATCAAAACTAAAATATTCGGATAACTCATATTTGATATGAGTCTCGCAATCCACAGAAAGATATACTTCGTTCTTTTTCTGGATTTTAACCTGTGACATCAGATACTACCTTGCATGAATTTTTGCCATTCAATGCTATTCTTAATCTGGAAGGTTCTATTGTTAAGTTGTTGGATAATTTTTTCCAGTAAGAAAATCATCTCCTCATAGTAATTTATACGAGTTACTACGTTTTGTATTTCTTTATCAGATTCTATGTACATCGGAACATCTTGTTTCAATACCTTTAGATCAAAAGGTTGTTCCCGATATACAGACTCATCTGCTTTACCAGTATAGTATTCAAACTTTTCTCGAATTAAAAGTTTGTATTCTTGTTCTTTTCTAATCTTTAAACACCTAACATCACTCAGATAATTTAAATACTTAGAATGAAGTTGAGGGATTTTTGTTGATTCATTATCTAAAAGATCATTATCAATGCGGCTATCATCAGCCCATTGGGCCTTGATATCATCAAGTTGTATCATAAAAAATTAAGTCAGAATTTGATCAAATGGTGTAATCCAGTCTTCTTGTGAGTTTTGTACAGTAATAACATCCATACTTCTTGCTTGCAATTTAGCAATCAATTGATCATATGATGCTTGAATTGTACTCATTGTCATACTACCAGAAGTATCAATAAATATCGCTATTTTAGATCCATCAGGTAAACTATCTAGGCCACATATAGTATACCAATCTGAGACATTTGAAGTACTGCCATTATCACGATTAACATTGATAGGCCCAAAAGTTTTATTTGCAAAGTTCTTACCAATATATGAAGTATCATTTATTGTAATAGCTGGTGTAGATGCAATTACATTACTATTACTAGCATCCCTAACTTGTACAATTACTTGTTCAGTTCCCTCTGTTCTACCATCTCTTGATACAGGTATGTTAACAGTTGCAGCATTATTATTGACTGTGAATGTATAGTATGAATTATCAAAGTCACCTCCAGAACCATAGGTTATTGTACTGCTACCAGAAGCAACAGGATATGCTCTAAATGTAGTGCCATCTGCAACATCTGTTGTAGTTACGTTGATAATAATATTTGATGTAGCAGTTGTAGATTCGTTTATTGTTGTTGCTGCTGGTGTTAAAGCAATTGTAAATGATTTATCACTTATCACAGTGTTCATTGTCGCAACGGTAGTTCCATAAGTACCACCTATTTTAATGTCCATTGTAAGAGTCTCATCACTTTCAACTCTATAATCTTGAGTAAATGTAATTGTAAATGATGCTGTATTACTATTGATTGTAAAATTTCCTGATGATGGAGTTGCATCACTCGATCTATTGTGGCGATAATACAATGTTGTACCATCTGGAACGCCAGTCGTATTAACAGTATAAGTTACAGTATTACCTTCAATGACTGTTGTTGCACCAGAAACATTATATGTTGCAGCAGAAGTATCTGCAACTGCAATACTTTGAGATGTTGCAAAAGTTGTTGAACCTGAGTAAAGTTGTATTTGGAAATTTTCAACACCCTCACCAACACTCATATCATTTTTTAGAGTTCTTGTTATTGTTGCAGTATTACTGTTTATTTGAACAGTTCCAGTACTAGTATTGTCAGTAAAATCACTAGAGCTTACAGTTCCAATCGTATTCCAATTTATACTGTCGCCATCTGCAACGTTTGTAGTTGTAACTGTAAATGTAACTGTATCTCCTTCATTTGCCGATGTAGTATTAGCAGAAATTGCATATGTAGGACTAACTTGTGTTTGAACTAAAGTACCTCCAAGTCCTACAACTTTAAATTTTGAAGCACCAACTGTA